AGCACATTTAAAATGCTTGCAGATGTGAGGCAATGGCTGCACAATCATCACCCCGAATGGAGCAGGGCAATGGTTTATCTTAGCCACTACAACGGACACGTTACTTACAGCGACAAAATTATGATTGAGAGATGACACTTGAAAAGAAGATAGAACGAGCCATTAAGCTGTTACAGACTTTCGGCAAGGACAAGGTTGTTGAGGTGAGTTACAGCGGTGGCAAGGACAGCGATGTTATTCTTGAGCTTGTGAGGATGGCGGGCATTGAATATCGTGCCATCTATAAGAACACAACCATAGAAGATTATTTTAAAATTCAGTTATGAGGCAAGAAGAGCATCGCATACAAGTGGCAATAGTTAAGTGGTTTTACTTGGCTTATCCCCAGTATAGGGGCGGGTTGTTTTTTGCAGTTCCCAATGGCGGTCACCGCAATATCCAAACCGCCGCACGGCTCAAGGCAGAGGGAGTAACGGCAGGCGTGAGCGACTTAATGCTGCTTGTGTCCCGCCACAATTACCACGCTCTTTGCATTGAGGTCAAAACGATTGTGGGCAGACAAAGCGAGAATCAAAAAGCGTGGGAGGCGAAAGTCAGGGCGCAGGGGTTTTATTATGCCATTGTGCGCTCACTTGAAGATTTCGCACAGCTGATGGTTTGGTACTTAGGCGAGCCACCGAGAGCAAGGATACAAGGACGGATAAAGTTCGGTTAATAATGTAGTTTCTTTTCATTTCATATTAAATTGTTATTTTGTTAATAAGCATCAATTACTAACCGTTGAGAAACGACTAAGATGCAGTGAATATTTTTGAGGGATGCACCTGCGCTGTGAAAGTGTGGGTGCGTTATTTTATGCAGAATGCGAAATTTACCGCCTATTTTTAATTCTAAGCGCATTTAACCGAAAAATGGTGTGTATATATGTTGTAAGAAAAACCGTTGCTTAGAACAGCTGAAATAAAAAACCGCTACCTTCACAGGCTGCGGTCAAAAAACAAGTAATATTCTGAGATATGATAAAAACTAATGAGTATATGAAATCCGCCACAAAATTATGAAAAAAACCGAGAAAAGTTGTGCATTTTTCAAAATATTTTCTTACCTTTGCGAAAATTATTATAAATCAGTAAGTTATGGCAGAAATAAAAGAGGCAAAGATTAGCGACCTTGTGTTTGATGACAAGAATTTCAACAAACACACGGAATATGGTATGAGCCTAATCGAGAAAAGTATCCGCAACAATGGCGCAGGGCGATCTATCTTGATTGACAAGAACAACCGCATTATAGCGGGCAACGGAGTCACCGAGATTGCGGGGCAAATCGGGCTTGATGATGTGCAGATAGTGGAAACCGATGGCACAAAGATTATCGCAGTCAAACGCACCGACATTGATCTTGACAGCAAGCAAGGCAGGGAGATGGCTTTGGCGGATAATGCGACTGCAGCTGCTGACTTACAATGGGATGAGGAACAAATCCAGTTTGCCGAGGAAGAGTTCGGGATGGTCGCAGAGGAGTGGGGAGTTGAGATTGACAACAAAGAACAACCCACAGCCATAGAAGATGATTTTGATGAAAGCACCGATGAGGTAACCACACAATGCAAGAAAGGCGAGGTTTGGCAACTTGGTGAGCATCGCTTGATGTGCGGAGACTCTACAAGTGCCGATGACGTCGCAAAGCTGATGGATGGGGCAAAAGCTGATATGGTGTTTACTGACCCACCTTATGGGGTGAGCATTGGTGACAAAAACGCAACGTTGAACAGCGTCCAGAAGGCAGGACGCTGTGTTGAGAATATAAAGAACGATACTCTCGCAGCCGATGAGCTTTATCCAGTTCTTGTCAAGGCGATGACTAACGTACGATTGTCTTGTAAAGACGATGCGTCTTATTTCGTGACTTCGCCACAAGGCGGAGAGTTGGGACTGATGATGATGATGATGATGATGAAGGATGCAGGGTTACAAGTTAGGCACATGCTTATTTGGTGCAAAAACTCTGCAACGTTCTCTCTTGGGCGGTTGGACTACGATTATCAGCACGAGCCGATATTCTATACTTGGACTAAATCGCACCACAATTATAGGGGGGGGGAATATCGCACAACGATTTGGAAATACGACAAACCGAGAAAATGTGACCTGCACCCGACTATGAAACCAGTCGAACTTGTGGCAAATTGCCTAAATGATTGCACCAAAGAAGGAATGTTTGTGCTTGATGCCTTCGGTGGCAGTGGCACAACACTAATCGCTTGCGAACAACTAAGCCGCAAGTGCTACATGATGGAATTAGACCCACATTATTGCGATGTCATAATTGCAAGGTGGGAGAAATTGACTGGTAAGAAAGCAAGGAGGATTGACTGATGGCTTATGACCGCAAAAAGATATTCAAGCAAGCGCAGGATGTAATTAAAGAGCATAACTTGTTCTTCATTCAAGATATTGTTGCGTGGCTACCGATAAACATTGACACGTTTTATACTTGGTGGCCACCCGATTCCGAAGAATACGAAACTCTAAAAAGAATGCTTGAGGCAAACAAGGTGCGGATGAAGGCAAGCATCCGTGCAAAGCTGTACAAGGGCAAAGGTACGGACTTGATTGCACTCTATAAGATGATATGCACCGATGAGGAGCGCAAGGCGATTGCGATGGTCAACAAGACCGATTTAACCAGTGGCGATGAGCCGTTGAGTGTAAAGTTTGAGATAGTGGATGGCTCAGGCAAGTAAAATATTGCGACAAAACAATGATGCGTACAGCACGCACAAGTACCGCATCATAGCAAACAAGGGTGGCACACGTTCAACCAAAACGTGGTCACTACTTCAGCTTATGCTCACTATTGCCACATCGCAGAGGGTGCTTGTTTCGGTGGTAAGTGAGTCAATGCCACACTTGCGCAAAGGTGCGATGCGTGACTTTGAGCAGATACTTGAGAGCGCAGAGGCGAGAGAGGATAAGCACTACACCCACAACCGAACTGGTCACGTTTACGGATTCCCCAATGGTGGCAAGATTGAGTTTTTCAGCGCAGACAGCTACACCAAAGTACACGGAGCGCAGAGGGATATCTTGTATATCAATGAGTGCAACAACCTCGACTATGAGATATTCAGACAGCTTGCAATCCGTACAAGCGACACAATCTTTTTGGATTGGAATCCTCGCAGCCGTTTTTGGTTTGAGGACTATTTGGAAGGTCGGGAGGATTGCACTTTGATTCACTCGACATATAGGGATAACCCTTTCTTGAGTGCAGCGCAGATTGCAGAGATAGAGAGCAACAAAAGCGACAGCAACTGGTGGCGAGTGTACGGCGAGGGCGAAACTGGAAGCGTTGAGGGCCTGGTCTATACCAATTGGCAGATAGTAGACAATAGCCCACAAGTCTGCAAACGTGAGTTTTATTGCATCGACTTTGGTTTTACCAATGACCCAACGGCTGTGCTGCGTGTGCGCTTGAGTGGTGGCGAGTTGTGGGTGGATGAATTGACCTACCAACGTGGAATGCTCAATGCTGACATCGTGCAGGTGTTGAAAGATGCGGGTGTGCCACGCAATGCGGAAATAGTGTGCGACTCAGCCGAGCAAAAGTCAATAGCCGAGATAAACAACATAGGCGGGTATCGTGCAGTCGCTTGCACTAAGGGCAAAGGCTCAATCGTGGCGGGGATAACAAGTGTGCAAGCCTACAAGCTGAACGTGACGCAGAACTCGCTGGGCTTGATTGATGAGTTGCGCAATTATTCTTGGAAACGTGACACGAATGGCGCATACATCAACGAGCCAGTTGACCGCTATAACCACGCACTTGATGCGCTAAGATACGGAGTAACGACATATCTAAGCACGGCAAAACCGCTCACCCTGCCGAGGGTGCATATAGGGCGCATTTGCTGATGTTTAACGACTAAATGGATAAGTTATGCACAAAGACCAAAACAAACGCTTAGAGCGCACGAAAAAGCGGTTACAGCGCATTCTAATGGCTGTGGACTACCGCAGAAAGCAGAGGCTCAAATATCCGCTTGCCGATTTTGTTTGCTTGATGCCGTATATGGCAAAGGAGAGCGTGGCGCAACTGGCAAAGATAGAGCCGCCCGCAAAGTTCTGCAAGCGAGATGTGCCAAAAGATTTGCAGGGTGTGAGCTTTGGAGTGTTGACCCGCTTGCAGCAAGCACCCGACCAAAAGGACATCGTGAAAACGTGGTGCAACCTTGTTTCGGTTTTGACCGATGTGCCTGCCGAGAAAGTGCGATGGTGCAAGGCTGTTGAGGTGTTGGGCATCGTGAATATGATCCAAAAAGAAATGGAAAGGATAGGCAAGCTATTTCAATCGCTACAAACCGAACACTCAAGCGATGAACTGCAAGCGGGTATAGATAAGTTAAACTTTGGCGCATTCGGCTTGGTTGACTGGTATGCTAAACGTATGGGCATCGTTGACCACGAAGAGGTTTTTGCGACTCCGTGGGCGAGAATTTGGCAATGTATGCGAATTGACCACGAAAATAATGAGTTCGAGAAACGTTACCGAAATATAATTCAAAGGGGGATAAAAAAGAAATGAGACCAACGGCACAAGTGGCGCACGATTTGGGGTGTCACTTTATTTACGATGAATGGGGCAGGGTAAATCTCCACGCAGATAAGCTCAAAATTGGCGATAAGCTGATAGTGGAAACCCTGCCGACAAGCGGGCAGATTGACACACGTTTTGCGCCCATAGTCAAAACCAGTCGCACGGCTATCTTTGCTTTTCTCAAGCATTGTGACCTTGATTTTGATGGCGCAGAGGTGGGCGGCATAATTGATGAAATGCTCGGTGTTGCAAAGCACTTTATTTTAATGCTTGATGCGACTGGGCTGTATGAGCCGATTAACGGCTTGTTAGACTACAACGTAGTCCTTGACTGGTTAGACGCTAATATGGCGGGTGTGCGTGTCACGCTTGAGCTTAAAGAGATTGATGGAGGCTGTGCGTAATGGCCGAATTAATGTACTTTAATAGGGAACTGAGCGAGGCTGTGGCAAACCGCTTGCAGGTGCTAAGAGATGATATTGCCGAGAGCATAAACTCGCACGGACTGACAGCAAGCGGGCGCACGGCTCAAAGTCTGCGGGTGGTCGTGAGCGACAAAGAGGTTTCTTTATACGGCCGTGCGTTCTTCCCTGCCTTGGAAACTGGTTCAAGTGCTTGGACTGGCAGGACTGGGATACGTTGCACGTTCTATGAGTTCAAAGAGATTATAAGACAATGGGCGCAGGCGAAAGGTTTGAACTTTGGACAAGCAGCAGAACACGAAAGGACTATCGGGGCGATTACAGCCTCAATTATCCGTACTGGCACAGCTCAAACAAGGCGGCAGCGTTTAGATGTCTACACCACCTTAGTTGATGAGGCTGTGAATGATTGCGCAGATATAATGGTGGATATTACCAATGCGCAGGTTG